TTTGAGAATGTTTACCAAAACATCCCTGTTGAAATCATCAGCAAGGACGACATCTACGCTTTCTGCGGCTGGGATACTTACCGCATCCTTGCGAACAAACTGGTAGGATTAAACCTTTACCAAGGCGACCTTGGGCAGTTGGGCGCGGGTGAAATGTTTTTCCCTGCCACTAATATGAGAATCTGCGCGGTGAACGGATTGAATGGCACGCGCCGCATCGTGGCCACGTCATTGAGCAACCTGTTTTTCGGAACTGACCTGCTCAGCGATGAGGACACCTTCCGCATTTGGGCATCTTACGACAACGACCAAATCCGCTTCCAAGCGGCACTGAAATACGGAGTGCAGTTTGCATACCCCGAATTTATGGTGTTGTACAAGGCGAGTAACGCAACCACACCTGCTGGCTGATTATAGGGGCAGGGAAACCTGCCCTTGTTTTTCTTTTGATACTATAAACAAGAAAAAATATGAGCTGCGCACTTACATCAGGTTATGCATTAGGATGCCGCAACAATGTCGGCGGCATTAGCGAAATTAGGCTTGCGTCTTACGTTGCATCGGGAGTGATAGCTACCAACGCCACAGGCACGGTGACTGGATTCACAGGTTATGCTTCGGGAGGCACTGCCTTCTACAAGTTTGAGTTGCCGAAAGGCGTGGGTCAGTTTACCGAAACGACAAACGCCAGCGTTGAAAACGGCACGATTTTCTATCAGCAAGAAATGACGCTGGTCATCAACAGGCTCACGCAGGAGGTGCGCAATCAGTTGCGCCTTGCTTCCAACGGCAGGTTGTTGGCCATTGTAACTGACCGCAACGGCAAGTACTGGCTGTTGGGTGAAACGAATGGCATCGAGGTGACTGGCGGCACAGCGCAGTCAGGCACAGCGATGGGTGACCGAGGTGGTTATGAGTTGACGTTTACGGCTATGGAGGCACAACCTTGCAGGGAGGTGCTATCGACTGCAATTGCAGGGGTGACCGCAACAGCGCAAATCACAGGCGGCGCGAATTAAGTGTAGTTCAGTTTGGGTTGGTGAAAGCCAGTGCGTTAAGGGTCGCACTGGCTTTCTTATTTTTGCACAACACAAACCCTTAAATCTGCACAATGAGAATCTGCATCGTTTACAACCAACACCCAACAGGGTGCAGTTACTATCGACTTGAAATGCCGAATGCCGCTGTTCACGACCTATGCGGTGGGGTGGTGGACTTTGTCAGCATCGATGACATCAGAAGAATGGAAGAGGATGAGTTGAAAACGATTGACCTATTCCTATACAACCGAACGTGGATTGCAGGGCCAATTGAAGCGGTGGAACAGGTGGCCAACATCCTTCGGCAGTACGGTGCGCGGATTATTTTGGATATGGACGATTACTGGCACCTTGGCACAGGGCATAGCTTTTACAGGCACTACCACGACACCAAGATGCCCGCCATCATTGAGAAGCACATCCGCATCGCTGACCACATTATCACGACCACGACATACCTGCGTGATGAGTTGGTAAAGTTCAACAAGAACGTCAGCATCTTCCCGAACACGCCATACCTGCAATACAAGCAATTTCAGGAACAACCAACGCAAAGCGAGCGGGTGCGCTTCGGTTACTTCGGTGCGGCCCAGCACACGGAGGATGTTGAGTTGATGCGGTCACCACTGCAACGCCTGTCGGATGAAACCGAACTGGATGGGAAGTATATGATATACCTTGCAGGGTGGAACGAGAACAACCCAATCTATCAAGGCTATGAGCAGGTGTTCAGCAACAAAGGCAAGAACAACAACTACTCGCGCATCCAAGCGGCGGATATTTACAGCTATGTGCAGGGGTACAACTGGGTGGATGTGAGCCTTGCACCTTTGCGCGACACCAAGTTCAACCGCTTGAAGTCGGAGTTGAAGATAACGGAAGCCGCGTGGATGGGTAAGGCGGTCATTGCCAGCGAGGTGCCGATGTATGCCGACTGCATCGAGAATGGCGTGGATGGGTGGCTTGTTCCTGAAAAGAAGGACAAACTTTGGTACAAGTATATGCGGGCATTCATTAACGAACCTGCGATGGCGAAGGAAATGGGTGAGCGTTTGCGGGCGAAGATGCAGGGCAAGTTTGACATACAGCAAATCAGCGAGGCAAGGCTGAATTTGTACAAAAGCGTGGCGCGTGGTATTTAGAGGTAATGCTATACCTTAAAGCCAGCCAATCGAATACGATTAACGTCACTTGGACTGAACGCGCAACCAACGCGACCATCTACAAGTTGATATTGACCAACATCGCGAAGAACACCAGCACGGCCATCTACATTGACGCCATTAGCAACGCGAGCAGTTACGAGGAGAGATATGACCGCTTCACGTTTACGTTGGGTGCGCTTGAAAAGGGACAGTATAAATACGAGGTTTTGCAGGATGCGAATGGCTACGCGGCGGGTGACGCGCTTGGTGGCGGTTTGTTCGTGTTTGAGGATTCAGGATATGCGTACATCAGTGCGGCGGCAGACCAAGCAACGGACGCGCCGTGGGGGTGTCAAGGGATATTCATCCCAGAGGGTGCGTCACCCGAAGCGATTGGTCAGGGCGTAATTAACACCGCTTCAATCGTGGCAAGTTGTGCCACATCGGGTATAAGCGCGAGGATTTGCGATGAATTGATACTGAACGGCTATACCGATTGGTTCCTGCCTTCGCTTGATGAATTGCAGGAAATGTACGACAAACTTGCGGCTGATGGCTTGGGCAACTTCGCAAATCACACCTATTGGTCATCAACACAGGAAAGTGCCACGCAAGCATACACGATTGATATGAATAATGGAAACCAAGGCACGCACGCGAAAGACAACACGTCAAATCGCTACACAAGGGCGATGCGCCGCTTTGTGATGGGAACGCCGCGAGTTGTCGAAACAGGATTGGCGTATATTGAACCCGCAACCGAAACCTACGTTGCACCAAGTAACAACAACACCTATGTCAGCTTCTAAATTCGCATTCAGTTTTATACCGACCACCGACTACCAGTTGCCTGTGATGCTGGAAAACAAACAGGCCAATATGGTGCTGTTTGGTGAGCGCAACGAATATCCGTACTACCTGCTTGACAACTACCACAAAAGTGCAAAGCACTGCGCCATTGTCAACGGCAAGGTTCACTACATCGTAGGCAAGGGATGGAAGGCGAGCGACAAAGGTACAGTTGAACAGCAAGCAAGGGCGGAGGAGTTTATCCGCGACCCGAACATTGAGGATGATTTGAACGATTTGACCGAGAAGTTGGTGCTGGATTTGGAGTTGTTTAACGGATTCGCACTTGCGGTGACGTGGAACAGGGGCGGCGGCATCGCCTTTGTTGAACACGTTCCATTTCAGAAGGTGCGGGTGAGTTTGGACGATGAGATGTTCCTGATAGCCGATTGGTATGACGCGCGGATGATTCAGCAATTTCCGAAGGGCAACGAAGTGGAGAAGATGCCGAAGTTTGACGAAAAGCACCGCGTTGGCAAGCAGATGTTTTACTATCGCCATTACAGCGCAGGCGTTCAGCATTACCCACTGCCAAACTACCAAGGTGCGCTCGCGTACATTGAATGCGATGCGGAGATAGCGCGCTTCCACATCAACAACATCCGCAACCAGTTTTGGGGTGGGCAGTTGATAAACTTCGCTGATGGCATACCAACCGAAGAAGAAAAAGATGAGATTGAGCGGCAGATGCGCCGCAAGTTCAGCGGTGCAGGGAATGCAGGTAGGTTTGTGCTGACGTTTAGTAGCGGAAAGGAAAGCGCGCCGAGCATCCAGTCGCTAACGCCGAGCGACCTTGACAAGCAGTTTGACCTGCTGAACAAGCAGATTCAGGAAGAAATATTTGTGGCGCATAACGTCACCAACCCGATGCTGTTTGGCGTGAAAACCGAAGGGCAGTTGGGTGGCCGTAAGGAGTTGATTGAGGCGTACGAATTGTTTAAAAACACCTACGTCAACGCGCGGGTTATGATTGTGGAAAGGATGGTCAACTACATCGCTGGCTTCAACGACATCGAAGGCTTGTACTTATGCCCTACCGACCCAGTCACTGAACAACTGAGCGAACAGGTGCTGACGCAGATAATGACGCGCAATGAACTGCGCGAGAAGGCAGGACTTGAACCGATTGAAGAAGAATCCACGCAACCCGAAGGCGCGCCTGCGGCGGAGGCATTGGCGAGCGAGCCAGTGAACGAGGCACTGCGGACGATGACAGGGAGGCAGTTTCAGCACCTGATGCGGATTGTTCGCAACTTTCAGTCGGGTAAGATTAGCGAAGCGCAGGCCCGCACGATGCTGGGCAGTGGCTTTGGCTTGACCGCCGAGCAGATTAACGACTTCCTGACCGATGGCCAAGCGGAGTTCAGCGCACAAGGCGAAGATGCAGAGATGCGGATGTTGGCGGCGGTTGGGTCGCAGTACGGCGATGACGCTGAAGCCTTTGACGTGGTAGACCAGTGGGAGTTGGCATTGGAAGGCGACCCTGAAACCTTTGCGGTGGATGAGGAGGAGGAGAAGTTGGACAAGCGGATTATGGCCTATCGCAAGAAGAACAGGCTGGCAACGGTTAAAGAAATAGCCGAGGCGTTGAAGGTCAGCCCTGCGAAGATTCGCAAGCGTATTGCTTACCTGCTTGAAAAAAACCGCTTCCCGATTAGCCGCGATATTGACATCGCAACGAAAGAAAAGCCAGTCGATGAGGAAGTGGTGGAGGTGCGCTATCGCTACGATTGGCGGCCTGAATATTCTGGGTTGAGCAAAGCGGAAGGCTACGACAAAAGCCGCAAGTTTTGCCAAACGATGCTGGATTTAAGCGCGACAAAGTTGTACACAAGGAGCGATATAAACGACATCGGGCAGTTGGTTGGCTGGAACGTTTGGGAGCGCAGAGGCGGTTGGTTTACCCTTCCGAATGGCAACCACAGGCCAAGTTGCAGACATATGTGGGTTCAGCAATTGGTAGTCAAAAAAGGAACAACAGTTAAACGTGTAGTATGAGCATCGCCTTATTTGTAAGTGAGGAGTATCTGCTGGAAAACAGCGTGATAAACGAAAACGTAGCCTATACCCAAATCAGGCCCACGTTGGTCAAGGTTCAGGATATGCACATCCAACCCGCGCTTGGCAGTGCGTTGTACAAAGAAGTGCAGGCGCAGGTGGTTAGCGGTTCGGTGACCGCGTTAAACACGACCCTGCTTGAAGATTACATCCAACCTGCCATCGTGCAATGGATGTACTTTGAATTGCCGATGGTGCTTTCCTTCAAGTATATGAACAAAGGGATGGACAGGCGCACCAGCACCGAAAGCAACCCGATGAGCGTGGACGAGGTGTTCAAACTGATGGACAAGGTGAAGAACGATGCGGAGTGGTACACCGAGAGAATCACCCGTTACCTGCAAGAGAACCACGCCAGTTACCCATTGTTTGACAACCCACCAACGGCTATCGACACGATTTACCCGAACGGAAGCAGTTACGAAACAGGGATGGCACTTGGAAGACGTGGGCGTTTCCGTGACCCGCTTGACTACCCTGAAAAAAGATTCTATCCCTTTTAATGGCACACGCAAAGAACATTAACAAATTAAAGCAGTACTATGAGTTGGGTGCAATTAAAGAACGACCTGCTGACCTTTGCGGCGGCACATCCACAAATCAACAGCGTGGGATTCGGCGACCCGCTTGCGATAGGAACGGACAACACGATAAACCTGCGGACAACCGACAGGGATAGGGTTGTTTACCCTTTGCTGTTTGCTGACCTGCAATCGATGACCGCGAATGTTGGTGCGCTTACGCTTGGCGTGAGTGTGCTGATTATGGACAGGGTTGAAGATAGCCGCAACCTATCTACGGCGGTAACTGGTAGCGTGGTGGCGAGGTGGACTGACAATGAAGACGAGGTGCTGAACGACACGCTGTACATTATGCGTGACTTTATCAGCAAGTTTACCAACGACCCTGCGAAGGATTACACCTTGCAGGATGCGGTTAGTGCAACGCGTTTTGTGGAGGCGCGGGATGACAAAGTAGCGGGATGGCAGGCTTCGGCCAACTTTGACTTTGAATATCCGCACAATTCTTGCGAAGTTCCCGATTGAATGGTATTTAACTAAAAAAGCGATATGAACATTGGGCAACAATTAGACGCGATGCTTGGAGGCTACGGCGGGATAACCGTAGTGACAGGCGCGGTTACAGGTCAGGCATTTGAATTTCTTGTGGTGAATGCATCCACGAGTTTCACCACGCTGACCGACAGCGAGGGCAATGACGCGCTGACGTACTTGGGATTGACAGGCATTACGGTGATGACA